TCGCCGCCCCTGGGCCTGGACGTGGCGCAGGCCGGCCTATTCGCGCCCGAGGCGCCGGCAGCCGCGGTCAACGTCTGCATCCTGGCGCTGGACCTGGGCACGAAGACCGGCTACGCGGTGCGCAAGCGCGACGGCAAGGTGGTGCACGGGACTCAGAGCTTTGCGCCGCGCTCGAGCTGGAGCGCCGGGCAGCGCTGGCTGCGCTTCCAGTCCTGGCTGGGCGAGCTGCTGGACCTGCACCGCGTGGACCGGATCGCCTACGAGCACGTCAGCTTCCACGCCGGCGTGCGTGACGCCCACTGCTACGGCGCCTTCCGCGCGCTGGTGGAAATGGCCGCCGACCGCCGCAACATCGAGCTGGTGGGCACGAACGTGCAGACCGTGAAACGACACTGGACGGGGAAGGGCGGGGCAGACAAGGCGGCGATGATCGCCCAGGCCCGTGCCCGCGGCTTCCGTCCGGAGACGGACAACGATGCTGATGCCCTGGCCGTGCTGGACTGGGCCGTTGCACAGGAGCGCGCAGCATGAACGGCTGGTGGATCGTCCTGGCCGGGCTGGGATTCCTGGCCGCATGCCTGGGCTTGGCCGTTTGGGCCCTGGCCAGCGCCTACCGCCGCGACGCGGAAGAACACGGAGACAACGATGGCCAGAACCCCTGAGCAAATCGCCCATGCCCGCTACGTGCGCCGCGCGGCGGCTGCGAAGATCCGCCAGGCTGGGTACGATCTGGGCGGCCGGATCACCGATGCGATGGTGTGCGCCCAGATCCAGCGCCTGACGGGCGAACCGCTGCCCAGCCGTGGCGCGGTCATCGGCTACATGCAGCGCTTCGTGCTGGCGCCCATCGGTGAGCCAGCGCCCAGCCGTCAGCACGACGCCTTGCACGCGCCGGCGTACCGCCTGGATCGCTTCCTGCGCACCATGGCTGCGCGCGCCGCTCTGGTGCAGCGCCCGCTGGTGCACGCCGTCAGCCGCGTGGACAACTGGCGGACGCTCGGGGAGGCCGAGGCATGGTGAGGATCCAGCCGGCGCCGCGCATCGACTGGAACCGCGTGCTGCTGACGCTGCGCACGGAGGGGTATTCCTTGCACGACGTGTCATCGTTCACCGGCATCCCGCGGTCGACCCTGACGAGCTGGCAGGCCGGATGCAGCCCAGGGCACCAGGATGGGGAAACCCTGGTGAAGTTCTGGAGCGAGGCAACCCAGCTTCCGCGCGAGTCCCTGCCCATCAGCGACAGCACCGTCGGCGCGCGTTTGTACGCCAACCGGGCATAGAAAGCCGAGATTTCGGCCAGTGCCGAGCCAGACAATCGGCTCCGATCTTTCCCCCAAAGACGGAGCCGAGCATGGCCAAACGCAATCTCCAGGTCCAGACCCCGGGCGAAGTGCCCGCCACCGCGCCGGCGCCGGATGCGGCCCAGGACCAAGACATCCAACCTGCTGCTGCACCTGCGGAGCAACCTGTCGAGCCGCCCAAGGCCGCAAAGCCGCCCAAGGCGCGCGCCGACTACGCCAGCATGGCCGCAGCCGATATCGATCCCCACACCCTGACCGCGCCCGTGCTGTCCCGCGATGGCTGGGTCGTGCCGGCGAAGAAGGGCTGACCATGTGTGGCAGCTTCGTGAAGAAGGTGTTGGACCCCATCGGCCTGAATAAGCGCTGGGACGATCCGCCCGATACGCCGGACACCGCGGCCGTTGACCCTGAGGCTGAGCGCAAGAAGGCGGAGAACGAGGCCGCCGCTGCCGCCAATGCCAAGGTTGCGGAGCAGTCGCGCCAGCGCCGCGCCAACAGCTTGCTGTCATCGGGTGGTGGCGGCCAGACGCAGCAGGCCCAGACGTCCTCCGTCCTGGCCTACGGCAAGAACAAACTCGGGGAGTAGCCCGCCGTGTCGCAAGTGGATCTTGCCACCTCGATCATCCGCCGCCTCGGCGAACTCAAGGGCGTGCGCACGCCGAACGAAGACACCTGGCGCGAGTGCGGCGACTACAGCTTCCCCATCCGGTCGCAGGGCTTCTACGGCGAGCGCGAGGAACTGAGCGGTACGCAGACCAAACAGGCCCAGATGTACGACTCCACAGCGCCGGACGCCGCGCGCATCCTGGCCTCCAGCACACAGACGGGCAGCACGCCGTCGAACACGCGCTGGTTCGGACTGACCGTGCAGGACCAGCAGGATAGCGAGCGCCAGTGGCTGGACGCATCCGCACAGAGCCTATGGACTGAGATCCACGCCAGCAACTTCGATGCGGAAAGCATGGACGGCCTGCTGGACATGGTGGCCTTCGGCTGGTTCGTCATGTTCGTGAACCTGGCCCAGGACAACGACGGCGCGGTCAGTGGCTTTCAATTCGAGCTGTGGCCCGTCGGCAGTTGCTACTGCGCATCCTCCACGCCGGCCGGGCCCATCGATACGATATTCCGCCCTTATTGCCTCACGGTGGAGCAATGCGTTTCGCAGTTCGGTATGGCCAGCGTCAGCGAGAAGGTGCGCGAACTTTACGATTCCGAGAAGTACGACGAGAAGGTCAACCTGATCCACGCGATCTACCCGCGCCGCCACGGACGCCAGGGCGCGGCGCGGGCGCGGAACATGCCGTTCGCTTCGGTGTACGTGGATTGCGACAACAAGCAGGTGGTGCGGGAATCCGGCTTTCATGAGCAGCCGTTCTTCGCACCGCGCTGGACCCGTATCCCGAATTCGGTCTATGCAGTCGGGCCGATGTTCGACGCGCTGCCCGACACCAAAACCATCAACAAGCTGGCTCAGATGGAGCTGGCCAACGCCGATATCGCCGTAGCGGGCATGTGGATCGCAGAGGACGACGGCGTCTTGAACCCGCGCACGGTGAAAGTCGGCCCGCGCAAGATCATCGTGGCCAACAGCGTGGACAGCATGAAGCCGCTGCAGACTGGGGCGGACTTCAACATTTCCTTCACGAAACGGGCCGACCTGGAAGCCAAGATCCGCAAGATCATGATGGCCGACCAGTTGCCGCCCATGGAGGGGCAGCCGCGCACGGCCACCGAGTTCTACGCGCGCATCAACCTCATCCGCCAGTTGCTGGGCCCGGTCTACGGCCGGATGCAGTCGGAGTACCTGAAGCCGCTGATCAATCGCTGTTTCGGCCTGGCCTTTCGCGCCGGCCTGTTCGATCCTCCACCGCAGTCCCTGGCCGGCCGCCCCTACAGCATCGTCTACCTGTCGCCGATGGCCAAGAGCCAGAAGCTGGAAGAGGTCAGCGCTATCGAGGGCACCTTCGCCGCGGCGGCGCAACTGGCGGCCGCCAAGGGCGATCCCACGGTGTGGGACAACTATGACGTGGACGAGGGCATGCGGATCGCGGCTGACGGCCGCGGCGTTCCCGCCAAGATCGTGCGCAACGCGGATGACGTGGCCGAGATCCGCCGCATTCGCGCCGAGCAGGAACAGCAGGCCCAGCAGCAGGCCATGCAGCAGCAGATCGGCATGGAAGCGGCAAGCGCCGGCATTCAACGGATGGCACAGCAATGACCGTAGAACCCAGCGTCTACAAGGAAATTTTCGAGGATGACCGGCGCGGCGCCGCGGTGCTGGAGGACCTGATCCAGCGGTTTGCGCGGCCCCAGGTGAACAGCGGCGGCATCGATGCGGTCCTCAAGACCTACGAGCGCGGCGGCATGCGCCTGGTGCTGGACTTCATCACGGCGCAGATCAATCGGGCCAACGGCGTGCCCGACGTAAACGCCGAACCAGGAGAGTGATCAATGTGGATTCGTGGACTGATGCATCGCGTCATGCAGGAAGCTGGCGAGGATGGTGGCGGCGCTGGTGGCGGCACCGGGGCCGATGGCTCCGGCGGCAATGACGGCGCGCCCGCAGGTGGTGCTGACGCCCCTGCCACCGCGGGAGGTGATGGCGCCGCGCCTGCGGCCGGTTCCCTCCTGAAGCAGGGAGAGGGCGGTGCTGATCCCCTTCCGCAGGAATTCATCCCCGAGAAATACCGCGTGACGAAGGAGGGCGGGGATTTCGACCTGGAAGCCTCGGCACGAAAGCTCGCCGACGCCCATGGACATCTGGAAAAGCGCCTGGGGACGGGCGACGTTCCGCCGAAGGATGTGGGCGAATACAAGGTGCAGCCGCCGGAGGCGATGGCCGACTACCAGGCCGGGGATGATCCGGCCATGCAGGCCTTCCTGGCTGACGCGCACAAAGCCGGCTTGACGCAGGCACAACTGGACGTGGTCATGAAGCACCACTTCGAGGGCGCCCAGAAGATGGCGCAGGGTTTCCAGGCGTTGGACCAGCAGCAGGCCACCGAGCAACTGCAGAAGGTCTGGGGCAAGGACGAACAGGGGTTCAAGCGCCAGGCGGGGCTGGCCCATGCGGGCGCCGCTGCGGCCGCCGAGCGCGCGGGCGTGACGATGAAAGAGATCGAGCAGGCCGGCCTGGGCAACAACCCCACCTTCCTGCGCCTGATGTCCGCCATCGGCTCCGAGTTCCAGGAAGATGCCGGCCCGGGCAAGACGTCGTTCCGCGCCTTCGGCGAAGACGACGTCCAGCAGTTGATTCTGTCGGACGCCTACAAGAACCCGCGCCATCCGGACCATGCAAAGGTCAGCGAGCGCGTGCGTACCTACTTCGAGCGCAAGCACGGCAAGGAAGTCGTGGCCTAGCCGCTCTTCAAATTGCCGAGATTTCGGCACCCCCACAGCGTGACCATTGCGGGCATTCACCGGCCCGCATGGCACGCGGACACCCGGTAAGAGCCCTCCCAGTGGTGCGGTAGCCGGCAGCAGTGGGCGACTTATGCGGGCCCCCCCAGGGACACCCCGCCAGGCGAATTGAACCGATCAATCCGTTTGGAGTTGTCCATGTCGAACACCATTACCCAAGCGTTCGTGATCCAGTGGGACACGACCATCCGCCTGCAGGCCCAGCAACTGGATTCCCGCTTCGCTGGCTGCGTCACCGACCGCGGCACGATCACCGGCGAATCCTTCACGGCCAACCGCCTGGCGCCGCTCGATGACATGCCCGAGAACACCGTCCGTCACGGCGACACCGTCTTCTCCGAGGCCACCCACAGCACGCGCGTCGCGCTGATGCGCGATTTCTTCCAGGCGCTGCCTGTCGACCGCAACGACGAGCCCAAGGTGCTGGCCAACCCCCTGAACGGCAGCTACATGTCGTCCCTGGTGGCGGCCCACAATCGCCGCAAGGACTCGATCATCTACAACGCGCTGATCGGAAACGCTCAGACCAAGGACGGCGCCCAGATCGCATTGCCGGCTGGCCAGATCATC